TAGACATAAATGCCACAAACTGACCAATGACTTCTGTGTCAGTCATGTACGCTTCAGCATCGTCGAAGCTATCTAAAATATTAGATTTAGTGATTGTTTGTTTGACCGTTTTTCCTTTGTAAATCTTATCAGAAGTATCAAATCCAGCTTCAAGCAAACGAGCAACAGCGGTTTGATCTTTCTCAGGAATCGTAACCAATCGAGTGTGCTCTTCAATGACAGCACCTACTTGATAGGCTGCATTTTCCGATTGATCTAAGCGATCCATGTCGTAGCCCATCCAACGTTCCTTTTCCAATTTTAAAGTTGACTTCTCAACTGAGATATTGTTCCGTTCATTTTCTTTATTTCGCTTATAATCGGCAGCAGTAAATCCTTGCATTTCATTTACACGAACTTCATGAGTCCCCACAAAATCAGCTTCTGTAATATCTTTTGCCCCTTGTGTCAATACTTCCCATACTTGCGACTCAGCTGCAAATTCCTTGTCGATTTTCGCTAAATCCTTACTGTCTAAAATTACTGGCATTTAAACCACTCTCCTAATTATTTTTTGTTCTTGCAATATTCTCTGCTAGATTATCTTTCCAGCTTTTTTCTTTAGGTGGCTCACCACCACCTGTATTACCAGCAGCCACAAACTGCTTTTTCTTTGGCTGTGGTGCAGGATCGCTTGATTGAAACAAATAGCCTTCATCTTTTTTCAGTGAGGCTACTTTATCATCTAATCCCTTGACCCCTTCGTCAGTCATTTCCAATTCATCTGCCTTCAACAAAGCTTTCACAGCTGTAATGTTCTTAGCTCCAGCTTGTGTTAAAGCTAATTCGATCGCAGCGTTCTTACGATCTGCTAGTCTTTCAGCGGTTACGGTTTCTAACTGATTTTTATAGTCATCAATTTGTTTTTGCAGATCTTCATTTCCACTGTTTGATGCTTTCAACTGCTCAACAAGCGCATTTGCGGCGGTTAAATCTTCGTTTGCAGTTTTTAGCTTTTGAGACTTATCATTAAAATCAGCTTTAGGCACAGCATTTTTCGGAAATTCTGATTTTATTTCTTTTGTCGCTCCGTCTAGATCAAACTTCCCATCCTCTCCGACGTGTTTTGATAAAATTTCTTTGATCCATTCCATGATTCATTCTCCGTTCCTTTTTATTCTGGTTGGTACCAGTTTAGAGTGTGAGTTATACCGCTCACTCGGTAGATGAACAGTTTAATGTCATATTCAGGACAAAATAAAAGCCTAGCAAGCTAGACTAAACAAACCAAAATCCTCAAACTTCAAAGCAAGACCAATTTCATAAAATGTTAGTAAGATTTCAGATAAGCTCAATTTGCTTTAATCCTCCACCATACTTTCTCCTTCTATGAATACACTTGCTCTTTCGAATAATCCCGACGTAACAATTGATCATGCTCATTGATAAAAGTACGCAGTGCTGCTTGACGTCGTCTGACCAGTTGTTTGAAGTGCAGAACATCTTCTTTGTTGTCCATTGTCGTTGCTCCGTTCAACTGCCGCTTGGCACGACGAATAGCGACTTCCATGCGTCGTTGCTTGGCAACCAAGTCTGCATTGTCAATCGCTTGCTTTGGATCATACTGCTTCATGTGAATATCAAGATCCGGATCATAGATTTGGATGTACAATCGATGTCGACAATTAATACCTTGGGTTCCGTCAGGCTCACCGTATCCATGATCATAGATCGATGGAATGTGCCGTAATTCTTCCGGCGCATCCTCTTTACGGACAAGCAATACCCATCCGCCTTGGATATGGGCACAGTGTGGTCGTGCAGCCATATGGCTACTCATAATTGCTGTGACAATGCCATGCTCTAACCCTCGCTTAAGTCGTAGATCCTGATAAACATGGTGAGTTGTTGTTTTCAAAACCATCCGTACGTAGCGCTCAAGGCTCCATTCACGCCCTGCCTTGTCGACAAAGGTCGTCATCACCCCTTTTTCCACCATCGCATAGATCGACTCTCTAAGTGCCTGTTGTGGCGTTTTTGTGCCTCCGATGATTTTGGCCACAGTATCGTTTAAAACTTGTTGATACATCTTAGCCAGTGGATTATTCGGATAATTAGTGTCGATCAGCGTTTGATTGACATGATTGTCGAGATCTCGCCATTGCTGATTAAGATACGACTCCATCACATTGTCAATCTCAGTTCGTGATGGCGGTTCTTTTCCAGTTTGTTGAGATAAGTTTTTGTCAAGATCTGAAATGACTTCAAACCCCATATCCACGATGATTTTACGTAGCTGATCATAAGAATACTGACTTGTTTCATTGACCAATTGCTGCAAAGATTGTTGATTCAATAAATTTAATTGATGCATCTTTTCAATTTTCCAATGAAAAGCATTGTCCTCATTCAAAGGCATTCGAGTTGGCATTTTCAAATGCTTGACAAGCATCCTCATGATCTCATCTTCCATCGACATATAAGCATCTTGAATGTAAGAAGCCTCAATATCTAACTGGTTAGGTGTAATGGCCATTCAATCACTCCTCGAATTCGTCAAAACCTGTGTCACTCATGTCCTTAGTTGTACGATCGACAACACCTAACTGAGCTTCTATATACAATTCCTTTGCCTTATCTTCTGGAACACCCATTATTTTTTGTGTAGCCATCCATCCAGGAATCAACCCTTCACTATAAAGCCCCCGATAATGTACGGCTTCTGCTTCTTTGTTTATAAAGACACCATCATCAAAATTTACACCAATTTGCTCGTGAGTCGGAATCTCTCCGGAAAATAAAGGTTCGCCCTTCTCATCGTCTAAAGTCGCTGCTAATTCAAACACCGAAATGATTACATCTTTAATAAAGGTCTCTAGTTCTTTAATGTGAAGATTTCTAGATTGATATGTTTGTGAGTTCTCACTAACGACCTCAGTCGCTGTTTTGTTTCCAGATCGAATGCTCCCCCCATCGAAAGTGAATGTACCATTCGAAAGACCCGTTTCCATCTCAAGCGTCCGTAAATGATGATTGATTGTTTCAATGTACTGTTTCGTTCGAATATCCGTAGTCAAGTCCTTGATCATCGTCTTTTCGACGTCTTCACCGGGGAGCAATTGATAGAGATCCTCTTCTTCATCAAAGTATTGTACACTATCTTCTTGATCAAAGCGGGTCTTGAGAAACCTATCAGTGACCGCTATTCTTCGACGTCCACGGCGTATCTCCAAGTCAAATTCATTTTCCGCAAGATTGATGGCGTCCAACGTGTCTTTGCAGTTGTCGCAGATGCCTAAACCCAACGGTGATTGTGGCGCAAGATTATTAAATCCAGCTGGTTTGAAGTACGTGAATAGTGGTCGCTCTATGCTTTCTCCCCAATTAACTGGATCTAAATCCTTATATTGATCCAATGTGTTAAGCGATACTTGAATTCCTAATTCATTTACTTTCTCGCTCTCATAGAGTTCGTTTTTAACCGCGTACTCATAGCGATCCGGCTTTCCTTTTTCCTCGATTAAAACCCATTCGTGAAATTCTAGCAGTGTGTAATATCGAATTTTATCCTTTTCGGCAACTGTTGTTCGAAAGGGGATCGCGCATTCGCTAATTTTATTTGTATTGCTTTCTAGAGGAAAGAACGCATCAGCTAACGCCCAGGAGAATTCAATTTGTCCTGATCGATCATTAAAGTACGGTCGAACAACCAAACCACCTAAAGCCATCGCAGGTTCTAAATATTTCCCAAGATTTTTCTTGAAATCGTTGTGTTTGAATATTGATTTGATAAATTCATTATTCGTCTTGTCAACTAATTGATTGCTGTCTTTTTTATATTCACCGACAACAATTTCAACTTGTTCATTGAACATGACTTTGACATATTCTGCCGATACTTTCTTCAGCATGTTCAATTGTTTTTTGTTTCGTGTTCGGTAGTTCCCGTTACTATTTTTAAATCGCTCTGAATCGCTCCCTTGCTTATACCTTGCTAGACTATCCTGAATCCTTCTATACTCCTTAGGATCCATTTTAATCTTTGGGTGATCCAAAATACTTTGGTAGCTTCTTTTTACGCCCATACCTGCTGCCCCCTTTCTAAAGAATCGTTTAATCGACTGGAAAACACTCACTTATACCACCGCCTTCTTTATACCTTCAGTTTCCATCTTATGGCCATCGTGATACATAAATACATAAATGCATCACAGGTGTGGTCATCACTTTTAACTACTTTAGGATCATCAGCGTCAATGGTTCTCTCGTCCCACATGTACTTCTTGTGTTCATCAAAGAAAATTTCATTATCTTTTGTATCCAGATAAAAAAAACGCCCTTGGGCGAATAGATCCTGCACATAATCGATCATGTCCACTTTTTTCTTTTTGTTCACAGTAGTCAGACGAATATCAAAATCTCTCAGATACTGATTACGTAAAGCCCCTTCAGCAGAGTCAATAAGCTCCATATATACCGGAACTTTCCATTTCTTTTGATTCTTACGAACAAATGCGTCCATATCAACTGATAGTTCGCTAGGCGCCTTCTTGTTCGTCTTGCCAGCAGGTGAATAGTAATAAGTATCTAACAGTATTACATTCTTTTTATCTGTATAACCAATACATAAAATAGTTGTGGCAGATACCTGGTGCCCACTATCAGTCGTAAAAGCAATGTATCGCAACCTCTCATTTTCAGGCAATTGCTTTAGCGGTTTGATTAACTCGGCATTATAAATATTAGTGCCTAAGCCTACTGGTTCGCCAAGGTACAAATAACGATAGTAATCATAGTCATTTTCTTTGATCCGATCGATCATCTTAAGCATCTGATCAGTAACAAAGCCCAAGGTGTCATCTAAATAGCTTGAATGATGGACCAAGTAATCCGGATCGGTTTCTTTTTCCTCTACCCACTCATTGATCCACTCATAAGGGTTACGTGGCGGATTGTAAGACCAATAAAACCGGACGAAATCCGCATCTTCATGCTTCTGCCGCATAAAGGTCGTATTGGACTGGTCAAACTCTTCCGCGCTTTTAAACTCCGCTGCTTCCTCGTACCATACGGCAATGATGTCGTCGATGTCGTTTGATTTAAGCTTTTGGAAGTCATCTTGGCCATAGAAGTAAATTGTGCTGCCAGTCTTTCTATGTGTGAGTTTGAATGGTGCATAATTATGATCGAATTTTTTTCTTAAGAAGAATTTCTTCAATGCCCATTGCATTTTATTGAACACAGAATCTCGGATCGTGTTGCTCACCTTACGAATAACAACGATATTTGCTTTTTTCCCACGCATTAGGTATGGGATCAATAACGAGATCAGCAGTAAGGCAATCACCGAAGATTTGAAGGAATTCCGACCGCCTTTCAGAATGTTATACGGTTTTTCTGCTTTCCAAACCTCCATAAAGTGTGGGTTGATTTGCTTTAACACTTTGAATTTTTTCTTCATCGCCGATCACTCCATGGGTCTTCTATGATAATAGGTTCATCGTCAGAATCACCTGATTCTGGTGTGGTTGCTTTGAGTTTAGCAATCTGCGTATCCATAAGCTCTAGTTTCCTACGACGCTCGTCTTGTTCGTCAGCTAATGAGACAAACTGCTTAATAAGGTTCGACAAGGTCATCATTGCCCTTGATTGGGACTTCAAGAAATTCGCTTGTTTGTCCCATGCATATTGGACCTGCATCGTAGAACTGCTACCCCCTTCGCCAGACGTCCAACCAGACTCTTCTTTCGATAGGTCATCACGATCTGTAACAAACATGATTTCCTGAGCGCGTATGATAGCAGCATATTGGATCATGATGTTGCTCCAAAGGATATCTGCCGGATCACTGTCTACAAGCTCCTGTGCAATCTCTAAGGATTCCTTAGGTATGACCTTGGCAAACAGTCCATGCTTGAAAGCATTTTTGTTTCCCTTAGGAGGTGCCCCTCCGCTATTACTTGCAGCATTCTTGTTACTGCGTTGTCCTCCCGGTGCGTCCGTTGCGTTGCGACGCGTTGCAACGTTTCCTGTTTCGTTGCGTTGCCAATCCTCACGATTCTTTCGACTTCGAACAGTAGACGGACTAAGTTTATATTTTTCAGCCAAAGCCTTCAAACTTATGTCTTCGTTCTCGTATTCTTCTCTAATTTTGTCCCATGCGATCAACTCATCTCACCACCTCGCTTATCGTGTTTGTTTTGTGGGTTTATGCCTTACGCATAGACCGATAAAAAGACTCTGTAACGTCCAAGTTTATTTCGTACATTCGAAGGGAAGGGCTAGTATATATAGTTCTAAACGGAAAATACGATTTGATCAAACGTTGTAAAAACAATTGCCGCTTGTATTGCTTGCGCGTCTTTATCTTGTATTTTCTGATCATCCATCTGACTTCGTACTCACAAAGCTTTTCCATTGATTTCCTCCAAAACAAAAAGACAGCACGAGCGAATTCTGAAATGAGATGATTCACCTCGTTTCAAAAAGTTGTGCTGTCTTTCATATTTTTCGACAATATTAGAATAACACGTAAAAATCAATACGTCTGTTGAATCTGTGTTGACAACGTATTATACATTTTTGCTAAATCGTATCATCTTCATGATGTCCGCGTGTCTGCTTCTTATATATTGATAGGTATACCCAGTCTCTTCAGCAACTGATTCTAGTGTCATACCTTCCACATATTTCATTTTAAGTATACGCTGATCTAGCCCCTGAAACTTTTCAATCGTATCAATAATATCTTGCCTTTGCTTTTTCAGTTCTTCTTCTCTGGTTGCCAATGATTCAATCACTTCCTTGAGTCTTGCTTGCTTTTGTAAAGCTGTTAAAAAGGTATGATGTTTAGCTAAATCACCATCGTTATTAGAATAATTTTGCCAGCGATGCAATTCTGTTTCATTCAAATCGAGGGCAAGCTGCAATTCATACAGTTCCTGATCGATGGCCATTAATGTAGTCACCCATTCATATATTCGAATCACCCTCTTACATTTTTAATTTCTGAACATTCTCATCTTGAAATGTGATGATTGCGTTCAAGAACCCTAATACTAATGGATGGTTATTGTACTTATTCCCCAATTCTCCCATAGACTTTATCAGCCATTCCCAATACTGATCAGATGTAATCGGATGATGTTGGGTCATTTGATTTGATTCTTTCATCCATTCATGTAAATCCGAAAATACTGCATTCCAATCCAATCATATCCCCTCAATTCTGATATAGATACCTGGTTGATCTGCCCAAAATTTTTCAGCTACTAAACTAGCCACGTAGCAATCATCACGCCAGAAACCGAGATCGGTCATACAGTCCTGCAATAACTTCTGGCTATTATCTAAGTCTGGCTTTGTGAATTTATACTCTCCATTTTGATGGCCATTGATTATAGGAAATAACCATTTTACCATGAGCCGAACTGGACCCATGTATTTTTCTTCCGGAACGTGCTTGGCCAGATGTGCGGTTAATTTTTCTCGTGCAGCCTGTAATTCCTTTGGCTCATAGAAATGCGGTTTTCCATTTACTACTGAAACCTTCTTTTGCTGGTGAGTTGTTTCTGGCGGAATCATCGGCATGAAGAACTCAATCATCCTCTTCATCCTTTCGCACATCCACAATTACTTTCCAACCACATTTACACCAACGCTCAAATGTGTATTCTTCAACAACTAATCCACCTTGCCCGTTTCCAATAAAACGATTGCCACATTCAGGGCAATTGCCATATTTTTCCATCAGCTCCATACTTTTACTTAGTAACATGATTTATCCTCATTTCACGTTATTTTATTTTTCTAATCAAACTCACATTTTATTTTTCACTATCCATTTTGTCTTGGCTGTAACCCTCCGTAACTATCTACTCCCCAAGGGGAGATAGTTACGAGGTTAGCAGACACCGGTCTAACAACGTTTCTCAACTGTAACAAGCTAGTAACTTGTTTATAGGTTGTTACCGGACTAGGTGTTTTGTAACAAGCTAGTAACACACTATGGATTGTTACTGTTCTCGGTTGCAACTTTTTCGATATATCCTCCCTCGGTTTTTAGTCCTTCGTGTTTTTTTACTTTCCTGTAAACTGATTTTTTATCGATATCTAGGTACTCAGCTACGTCTTCAACACTCACAGCCTCACCATCCATAGACAAAGCATTGAATGCTGTCTCTAATTCTTGCTTAGATTTTTCACTACGTGATTGATTAGATTGCTTGGTACCTTTTTTCCACTTATCTTTCGGATCCTCGTCTAGCTTGATATCTGCAAGAGACGGATCCAGTACATGAAGCGGATATTTGAACCATGCATTGATTGGATCAAACTTTGGAAACTCTCGCAACGTCCCATCGATGCGCCATGCAGTTGCTTGCCTTGCTAAACGGACAGCCTGCTGCCTTTCAAGTTCTACCTGTTTCAAAATCCCCTGTGATCGAATTGCACTCATTAAGTGCTGACCCATTTGCTTCACGCTGAATTGATCATCTTGACTGATTTCACCATAAGTTGGGTTATACTGTTGAATCGCTCGTAAATAGACATTGCAGATTGCTTCATTCTCCATGGCCATGTATCTGTCTTCCGTGACAGGCAACTCAATCAAATCCAGAATGGCATCGGGATCTCGTGCAAATACTCCGGATCCACTCGATCGGTCAATTGAGTTTTTCCCGCCTTGAGACCCTTTCGAATGATGGTGACAGTATATAACAGCGCAATTCAGCTCTGTCGCGATCTTGTCAAATTGGTTCGTAAACTTAGCCATCTCATGTGCACTGTTTTCATCTCCAGTCAGTACCTTATAAATCGGGTCAATGATCACGGCCATATAATTGGATTTTTGTGCACGTCGGATCAGCTTTGGCGCCAGCTTATCCATTGGGCTAGTCTTACCTCTTAGGTTCCAAATATCGATATTACCAACATTCGCATGACCATGGCCAAGTTTCTCATAGATATCAACGAAGCGTACTTTTGCTGATCGATCATCTAATTCAAGATTGACATAAAGCACCTTCCCCTGCGCGCAGTCAAATCCAAACCATTTACGACCTTCTGCGATTGCAATTGCTAGCTGTATAAGCGAAAATGACTTCCCTGCTTTAGAAGGACCAGATATCAACATCTTATGTCCTTGGCGTAACATTCCTTTAATTAGTTCTGGTGCCAGCTCAATTGCTTTGTCGAACAAATCTGATAAGCTTTCCGGATCCGGAAGATCGTCATTGACACTTTCAATCCATTCTTTCCATTCATCCCATGAAGATTTCCCTATATTGGTATCGATTATAAACTGCTTTTTTTCTCCTCGTGTGACACCTGGCATCCGGCTTAGTCTGGAAGGATTCCTGTTTTGATTATCATTTGTCAGTCCGTTTTTCTTGCAGACATCGTAAAGGTAATCAACCCTCTTCCGATATTCCGGATAATTATCAGCATCCACTCGCACGATGGCATGAATCGATTTACTGCCACTATATAACAATGCTGCAATAGGCAGTTCAAGTTCTCGCATGATCGCATTTTGTTTTTCAAGGCTCATATTGTCAGATTCTACTAACGCATAGCGGAATTCTGTGACATTGTCATTCTTTACACCTTTACCATCCATGGGATTGAAACGGATCCACGCACCAGCTTCCGGATTATAATCCCCAAGGACTGAGCCGATATCATCGCCGCAATGGGTCAATGATTCAATCAATTGTCCTGCTGTTCGGTCGAAAGCCCCCTTGTTTGAAGGTTTCCACTTTTCATCCTCATCCTGCCAAGACTGCATATTGTATGCGACCGTTTCTGATGGCTCAAATAACGTTTCTAAATATCGAATGATCTGTTTTGCAGGTTCCCACTTCGCTGGCTCATTGATTTCCTTGCCCTCAATCCAGTTTCGATCAATAATGACCAAATCATCTTTTTGAAGCGTACCGTTCCAGTCCAACTCATGGCCACCATCTTCATTTCTAAAACGTGACGTCCAGCCGTAATCTTTGGCCAACTGTGTGATTGTTGCACCAGTGACTGGTTGGTTGGTTCCCTCAAAACTATCCCATTTCTTGAAACATTCTCCGGAATGATAGCGTTCAGAATCTTTTTGACTCCATTGATCCCAATCAAGAGCTGTATATCCTTCATGCTTGAGAGCCATTCCCACGTTGACCCATTCTTGATAACTCAGCATTGTCGGGTCAACGTATTCTAATAACTCAGTTAAATCTAGTTTGCTTTCCATATGCTGCTCCTTAAATTATTTTTTACGACTGAATAAATGTTTTAGATTTTGAAGCTCTAATCATTTTTAAATCAAAATCAGCACCATTAGAAACTGATTCATAAACAGAATAAAACCTCATGTGATGTAAGATAGCTTTTGCAATTTCTAGATCACTTGCCGTATCCGTGAAACCAGTCCATAGTGAAAGCTCAACTTTTAGACCTCCAACGGTTAATCTATATCTGTTCTTTGATTTTCTAGCCATCACACTTCCTCCTGTTCACTCTCATAAAAGGAACTTACTGGCTCAAGATAAACAGATAATTCCTTCATCGCTTGATCAATACTCTCTGCCTGTCTTATTAACCACTGCTCAATGTCAATATCCTCTTTAAAATTTTTCCTGTTTTGCCATGCCATTTCCATCTGTACTGCGCTTTCTGCAATACTGTTAACATAATCAGTAATGTAGTTGAATTTCATTTGACTATAACCAAAAGCTTTTTCCACTAGTTATCCCTCCTGTGTCTGTCTTTACTGGACTAATTCAGGCGTATATGTTTTAGGATCGACAGTATTAGGCGTACGCCAACCATTTGAAGCAATTCGACCAATCATGCTTTTTGCGGCATCAAAAGACCACGTACCCACATTCATAAAGCCACGTTGTTCCAATTGTCTGATTTGTTTCGGTGTTGCCAAACCTGCTTCTTTTCGTTTTTGTAAACGATCGAGCATTAGACTGGCTTTTCCGGCATTCTCGATTGCTTCCGGAAGAATACCTAATTTTTCCAACGCATTAATTTGTTGATCGGAAGGTGGTCCCATTTCCCACCCAAAGGATGGCACATAGCTAGTAAGATCCTCAGCTTGGATTGACATCTCAAACTGTAGTGGATCTACAAGCTTCTGTTTGCGCCGCCTCATTTCTGATAGCTGTTTAGCCAGAGCCTCTTCTCGTTCGGCAATGACATCTTTTTCAGCTTGCACTTCTGCTTCTTCCAGATCCAAAGCCAATCCTTGCTCGCCAGCATCTTCAATATTTTCAGTCATCTTCTGAGCAACTTCATCACTTGAAGCGATCAAATGCGCTGGATGACAAAGCTCATGCCGTTCCGTGTGCCAAAGAAAGTCTAGCAACAACAGTTCTTCTTTGCCTTCGTGTAGGCGAGTTCCTCGGCCCACCATTTGGCTGTAGAGTGATCGAACCTTTGTCGGACGTAAAACCACAATACAATCAACCGATGGGCAATCCCACCCTTCTGTTAACAACATCGAATTACAAAGGACATTGTATTTGTCATTCTCAAAGTCTTCCAAAACTTCCACACGATCTTTTGAATCACCGTTAACTTCTCCTGCACGGAACCCACGCTCATTTAAGATATCTCGGAATTTTTTGCTTGTTTTGACTAATGGTAGAAATACCACTGTTTTTCTGTTTGAACAGTGCTTGACCATCTCATCAGCGATTTGATAAAGATAGGGATCCAATGCCGTTCCTAAATCTCTTGAAGAAAAATCCCCGGTTTGTTGTTTCACTGCAGTAAGATCTAACTTAAGAGGAATAGTTAGTGCTTTGATTGGTGACAAAAAGCCTTCTTTGATTGCTGCTGGTAATGTGTATTCATAAGCTAAGGACTCGAAATATGCACCGAGATTTCGCATATCGCCACGATCCGGCGTAGCTGTAACCCCTAATACATTTGAATCCTCGAAATGGCTCAGTACTCTTTGATAGCCATCGCTAATACAATGATGGGCTTCATCGATGATGATCGTATCAAAGTAATTAGGTGGAAACTGACTTAGTCGCTTCTCCCGTTGCATACTTTGAATGGATCCCACCACGACCCGGAAGAAACTTCCAAGGCTGGTTTTTTCTGCTTTTTCAACAGCTGTTTTTAGCCCAGTCGACTTCTCTAATTTGTCAGAAGCTTGATCCAGTAATTCTCCCCGATGGGCAAGGACGAGCACACGCTCGCCCATTCTCACCCGATCTTCGATAACCTTACTGAATACAATTGTTTTTCCGCATCCAGTAGGCAATACTAACAAGGTTCTTTTCTTTCCTTCTTTCCATTCCTTCTGGATTGAACTGCGAGCTTCTTTTTGGTAAGGTCTTAATTTCATAGCACATCCCTTTCTTTAGATATATAATGAGATAAAAAATGGAGGATTATAATGAGTCGTATTACTGATAGATTGAAAGGTTTAGATACTTTAAAAGAAATAGACAAAGAAAAGTCTAAATATTTGGTTATTCATTATTCAAGCGAGAGTTTTTTTGCACTTGGTGGAAAAAGTCCAAGGATAACATCAATTGCAGTCGAAAATCTCGAATTTGGTCAAACAGAGTTATTCGCAATTTATAAATCTGCTGAAGAAATGGGAATACCTTTTGACGAAATTGTTAATCAATACAACGAAATTGAAAAAAAGATGTTAGATGAATACTTCGACTTTTTAAGAAATAATCATAATAAGACTTGGTTGCATTGGAATATGAGAGATTCGATTTTTGGTTTTAAAGCACTAGAACACCGTTATCAGGTATTGGGTGGGCATCCTTTCTTACTTTCGGACAATCAACAAATCAATATTGCTTCTCTATTCAAAGAACTTTATGGACCAGATTACATCGAAGATAAAAAAATGGACCATCTTATGATTAAAAATAAGTTAGAACCCAAACAATACCTTACTGGTGCTGCTGAGGCTCAAGCTTTTGAAGACGGAAAATACTACGAATTAAGTATGTCTACATCTAGTAAAGTCCGTATGTTTACACAAATGGTGAATATGGCTATAGATAAAACTCTTAAGACTAATACTTCAGAAAAAGATTTGTATGGAGCATCTCTACGGGCATATTGGTACAGATCCAAAGAAAAGCCATACTTTGTGCCAATCGCTTTTATTATTACCAATATAATTTCAGCTTTCATTGGTCATTTTGTGAGTAAAGGCCTCGGTGGATAGCATTTATAATTTTTTCTGCCATTTTTATATCAATTATTGTTGGTTCATCAAACCAATCTAATTCCAGATAGCAATTTTTAGTGCTATCTTTTTTTAATTCTTCAATAATCCAATCAATATGTTCACTAAATTCTTGTGTAAAGTGAGCTTGTTTGAGTATCAATATTCTTCTCCTAAGCTAAAATCGTGATGCGCTTCATGTTGATTTCTTCTTCCAACTGCTCATAT